ATGTCAAGGGTGGGGTCGTTCGGGGTGTCCACCACCCAGAAGCGCCTGTTTCCGGTCGTGTCCCGCAGGAACTGCGTCTCGTTGGTCGTGCCGATGAAGATGCACTGCCGCGGGAACTCCTGCGTGCGGCGTCCGTAGGCCGGGCGGAACCGGTCCACCTGCTTGGAAACGTAGAGCTTTATCTGTTCCGCCTCTGCTTTCCTCAGGCCCGCCAGTTCGCCGATCTCCATCAGCCACACGCCCTGCACCTGCTCGTAGGCGTCCTTGCCCTGCAGCGTGGCGAAGCTGTCGGAGAACCATTGCCCGCCCAGCTTAGCCACCAGGGCAGACTTGCCGAGGCCCTGTCGGCCCCTGAGGGTCAGCACATAGTCGAACTTGCACCCGGGGCGGTAGATCCGTGCCACCGCGGCCACCAGGGCTTTGCGGGTGACTGCGCGGGTGTAGGGCGTATCCTCGGCGCCCAGGTAGTCGATGAGCAGCGTGTCCACCCTCGGCACGCCATCCCAGGCGCAGCCGTCGAGGTAGTCCCGCACCGGATGGAACGCAGCCTGCTGGGCGGTCACGTTGACCGCGTCGAAGATGCGGTCCTTCCCGCTCAAGCCGTAGACCCGCTCCAGGTAGTAGCGCAGGGATGCATCGTCTGAGTCCGTCCACTGGCTCGGCCCATGTTTGATGGCTCGCCAGGGGAGGCTTGACAGCGTGACGATATTGTGCTGCATCTCATCCAGCGCCAGCCGGCCGGCCAGCTTCGGGTCGTGCTGCAGGATGGTGACCACGTTCTCGATGGTCTGGGCGAGTGCGCCCTTCTCTGTGACCTTGAGCAGTTCCCGCCAGTCGGTCTCCTCCGGTAGCGTCTCGAAGTCCTCCGCCGCTTCGGCCATGCGGTCGGCCACCACCTGCGCCTTGACGCGCTTGTCCTCGGCGGCCAGCTGGCTCATGGCCTTATAGCTTGGCCGGTTGCTGACCTTCGTGTCCGGGTCGATGTCGGCGTCCAGCGCCCCGAAGCGGTGCAGCCTGACGAGGTCCCAGGCGTTGCACAGCTGCATGCTGGCCGGGTCGGTGGCATGGTGGCTGTAGCTCCATAGGTCCTCGTAGATGACCACGCCGGCCGCCGTGCTGCCCTCGGTGTAGGTGTAGCGGTTCGGCTCGTCGCAGGGCGTGTATGTAGGCACATAGGCACCGATGGCCTCGGTGATGCTGTACGCCCGGCAGAAGGAACCGACGATGCCGCCCTTCTCCCGTGGGTCCTGTTGCTTCGCAGCGGATCGCTTGACGACCTCCGCCACGCGGCTCGACATGGGCCAGCTTGACACATCCCGCCAGTTGTGATATGTGGCCAGCACTTCGTCGGGGTCGAGGAACTGCCCGTCGGTGTACTCGAAAAAGTATTGACCGTCTTGGCTGGTGCTTGGCCAGTACATCATGCGCTGCGGCTGGTAGCTGGTATCGTCGAATTTGTCAATGCCCAGCGTGTGCGCCACGCGCCGACCGATGGCTTGATACTCGTCCTGGTCCACGTTCCTCGCCAGAGGCACCACCAGGCGCAGGCGGGGCTTCTCGGGTGTGTGCTTGTGCGTGGAGTAGACCGCTGCGGCTTTGCCGTACAGAAGCAGCCAGTCGCCCCACAGCTCCGCGTCGGCGAAGTCTGCATCCAGGCAGAGCAGTGAGCGGAAGCGGATGTCGGACCGGCTGCCGTTGTTACAGTAGCCGCCGACGAAACCGCCTACGTCCTTGATGTTGCTCTGCTGGTCGCGGCTCATGGCCTTATACTCGGCCACGGTCTCCGGGGTGCGGGTGGTGTTCTCCAGCCGGTGCAGCAGCTCGGACCACTGCATCGGCTTGTTTTTCCATGTTTTCGTCTTTCGACTGTTGCCCAGGGCGATGTCCAGCGCCTTGTCGTATTTAATGGGCATACGGTCGCCCCTCCTTTTGTTATTCTGCGGTCAGCAGCTCGTCCACGGTGGCGGCGATGCGCTGCTGCGCGATGGCGTGATACTTTTCGTCGATCTCGAAGCCGATATAGTGCCGCCCAGTGCGCAGGCAAGCCACGGCGGTGGTGCCGCTGCCCATGAAGGTGTCCAGTACGATGCCACCCGGCTCTGTGCTGTCCTCGATCATCTTGGCCAGCAGTTCGACCGGCTTTTGCGTAGGGTGCACCTTTTCCCCGTTTGTTGCTTTCGCTCCGGAGGTAAAGGCGGCCACTCGCCACACGTTGGTGCCGACGCCGCCCTTCGTTTTCGGCTTGTAGGTGCCGAACACGACAAGCTCGTGCGCGAAGCTGTAGAAGGACCCGGGGCCGCTTTTCTTGTCCCACACGATGAGGTTGCGCACCGGCAGCTCCGCATTGAGGAGCGGGAAGTAGTAGGCATACCCGCGCCAGTCGGTGAAAAAGTAGAAGCTGCCGTCAGCCTTGAGCACTCGGCGGTATTCTGCGAACAGTTGCTTATAGAAAGGTGTGCAGATTGCCAAGTCGTTGAACACTCGGTTGCTGCTGAGCATTTCACTCGTAGCGGCGTTGGTTCTGCTGCCAGCGTGCCCCATGCTGAGGAAGTACGGCGGGTCAGTGAGCACCAGGTCCACCGAGTTGTCCGGGATCTCTCTTAGCCCCTCCAGGCAGTCAACGTTGTCGATGTAATTTAACCGCATTGGTCCCACCCCCTAACAATATTTTGCGCAGTCCCTTCATGGCGCCGTCGCTGTCACCGGTCAGGATCTGGCCCTTCAAGGTCTTGTACTGCTGCCAGGTCAGCCGGCCACGGTTGGCCTTTAGCTGGATGAGCGCTTTGACGTCAATCTTCTGCATATGTATCAGTCCTTCATATAAAATTTAGTGTCATACCCGTCGCCCCTCAGAAGGAGCCCCGGCGCCCAGTCTATCGGCTGGCCCATGATGTCGGCCATGTCCTGCCAGCGGCTGCCATCCGGCGCCTCTGCGATGATCTCATCGTGGACGTGGAACACGATCCGATAGCCGGCCGCGTCAAGTCTGAGCAGCGCCACGGCGAGGCAGTCGCGGGCGTATGCCTGCACGATGTTCTCCACCAGCTTGCCGCCCCAGGTCTCGGTCTTTTCCCACTTGCGGGTCGTCTGGTTCTGTCCCCAGAAGCGGACGGCATCGTCCACGTCAAGGTAGGCGCCCCAGTAGGAGAGGATGCGACCGCTCGGCAGTCGGCAGCGCAGTGCATCGGCGTCTCTCATGTACTTGACCCCACAGGGGAGCGTAAACGTCCTGCCGGGCTGTTTCAGTGCGGACTTGGCAGCCTTCTCTGCGTCTCGCCAGAACTTCGGAATGGTCGGCGAGGCTTGTCGCCACTGGGCGACGATGTCAGCCATCTCGTCCTCGCCGAGGCCCATCTTGTCAGCACCGAAGGCTTTCAGCGCACCGACGCCGCCGCCGTAGCCGCAGGCCAGCTCCGCGATCTTGCCCTTCTGCCGCAGGTGTCCGTTGATGCCGTGCTTCACCACCGGCACCTTGAACATCTGCGATGCTGAGCTGCAGTAGATGTCACCGCCTTGGGCGAATACATCCATGCGCCACTTTTCACCGGCCAGGTACGCAATGACACGGGCCTCGATGGCGGCGTAGTCTGCCACCAGGAAGGTGTGACCAGGCTTGGCCACCAGCGCCGTGCGGATCAGCTGGCTGAGTACGTCCGGCACGCTGTCATATAACAGCTCCAGCGTCTCAAGGTCTCGCTCTCGCACCAACTCCCTCACCGTGCCGATGGCGTCCAGATGGTTCTGGGGGAGGTTCTGCGGCTGCACGATCCGCCCAGCCCACCGGCCTGTTCGGCCGGCGCCGTAGTACTGCATGATACCGCGGACGCGGTCATCCTTACCGGCGGCGGCGATCATGGCCTGGTACTTCTTGGTGGAGGTCTTGCCCAGCATCTGCCGCAGCTCCAGCACCCGGCGGGTGGTGGGGTCGGTGACAGTTTTCCGCAGGTCTGCCACCGTTGCCTTGTTCAGGCTGTCCACCTGGACACCGACCGTCTCCAGCCACTCCTTGAGCTGGGCGACGCTGTTGGGGTTGTCCAGCCCCGTGAGTCGCTGTAGCTCGGCGCCGTGGTCAGCGGTGAAGGCCTCATCCACCGCGATGGCGGCCTGCGCCAGTTCGGTATCCACCAGCACGCCGCGCTCATTGATGCGAGCATCCAACGCCCAGACCTTCCGCTCCCAGTCCGGGACGGGAAAGCGTCGCAGGCGCTTAAACTCGTCTCGCATCGTCACTACGTCCCCGCCCGCGTATTCCTTAAAGCGCTCCCACTTGTCCGGTGCATGGTGCGGCATGTTGCGCGTCCGGCCACCGTTGGCGATGGTCGGACGGCAGGGCTTGCAAAAGTAGTTGATGAGAGCCTTGCCCTCTTTCAACTTCTGCTCCGGAAGCCGGAGCGCCGCACCAGCGGCATCCAGGCTCATGGGCAGGCCATTCATGGCTGCTAAGATCATGGTGTCTGTCCACTCCTCAGGCGGCTGATAAAAGCCAAACTGTTTATAGTAGGCGTTCCGCTCAAAGGCGTTGTTCTGTGCCACCTTTAACGTGTCAGGGTCCTGCAGTCCCGCTATAACATCCTGCAGAAGGAGCCGATCCTCTTGGTCTCCGTAGTCCGTAAGATCCAGCACCCTAACGGGTTCATCGTTCCAGGCGTAGGGGAGTAGAAGGATTTCAAAGTCAGGCGATTCCATGTACTTGAATAGGCCGCCCGTGCGGAGGTCGACGCCACTGTATGTCTCTGTGTCCAAATAAAGGACGCGCCGCCGATCAGGCCATGAAGTCATCCTCGACACCTGCCTGGTAGCCGTCGTCGAAGTCGTCCGCGCTGCCCATCGCGCCACCCAGAGCGTCACCGTCGTGTAGCTTCTGGATGCTCAGCAGGCCGGCGCTAATGCCCTTCTTGCCGTTGCGGCTGTAGCCGTAGAAATTGATGGAGGCACGGCCATAGCATCCGCTGTACACTTCGCCCGGGTCGGTCACGGGGTTGCGGAAGCTGTCCACGATGACGGGCTTCTGCTTGCTACTTACCGTGATAACGTAGCAGCCCTTGCACTCGGGGCCGTAGGGGTCGCCGCTGTCGCGGACGCCGTCGCCGTCGTGCATCGTGTGGTTGGGTTTCACGGGCAGGGCGCTAGCGCCGTTCTTCTTGCAGAAGTTCTCGCGAGCCTCTGCGATGGCCGCCTTGATCTTCTCCAGGGTCGTGGTGTCGCTCTTAGGGATCAGCAGGGTGCAGCTGTACTTCGGGTCGCCGCCGCCCTGGGGTTCTTTCGCCTCGAAAAGGTTGCAATAGGAAAAACGTACTTTTCCGGTCACTACTTTAGTCATAAAATCATCCCTCCGAAAAAATAAAATGTAGGTTTTGCGTGTGTTTTCTTCTACCTAAACAGCAGTTGGTCACTGCTGAGCGGTTCAGGTTTAGCGCGTCGGCGGCCGCCGTTGCGGTGGGATACTCGTCCCCGGTGTCGCTGCAGATGACGGGCCTGCCGTTGGTTTTCCGTTTACCCAGTACGTCGTACCGGTGCCTCTGGTTCTCACTGTGGGTCACCCACTCCAGATTGTCCGCGCGGTTGTCAGTTTTTTGACCGTTGATGTGATTCACCTGCGGCTTGTATTCTGGGTTCAGCACGAACAGCGCCGCCACCAGCCGGTGGACGAGATACAAGTCGCCCTTCGGGGCGCCATCATACAGACGCACCCGAAGGTAGCCATTTGGGGCTAATTGCTGCTTGAGCATTTTCTGACTTTTCAGGCTGTACACCCTGCCCAGGTTGGACACTTTGTATCGGTCCTCGTAGCCAGGAAGGGCGCGCCACAGCTCGGTCATGCGAAATCCTCCTTTGCTTCGGCTACCCGGTCATAGGTCGGGCGCTTGTCCGCTGCCGGTGCGATGGTGGGCGCTCCAGGGCTGCGGTCGATGTAGCCAGCCAGCAGCTCCGCCGCCTTCTTCTTGCCGATGGCCTTGTCCATGGCGGCAGGGCTGAGCAGCTTGGTCTCGGTGATGTCCTCGGCCTCATAGCCTGCCTGGTGTATCAGCACCTCCATCACCTCGCGCTCGTCGGTCCACTTCCTGTTGCCCTCTTTACCCTCCACGACCTTGTAGCCGGGAACCTCGCCGCCGTCCAGCATGGTCTGCAGGGCTTGGGTCTTGACCCGCTTGATCCACAGGGAAACCAGCGGCTCCATAGCCAGCACCTCGGCTACCTCATGGGGTGCGAGGACAGGCACGGCCACGCGCAAGTCGTGTGACGTGACGAACTCGGTGCAGGCTTTGGTCAGCTCCCTACAGCGGCCCGCATGCGGGCAAAACTTGCAGTGTGCGCCGGCCTTGTAGCCGCCCTTGCCTTTTGCGGCTTTTTGTGCTATGGGCCGCACGACTTTCTCCGCCCAGGTGGTCAGCTCGTCCACCGTGAGACGGTCCGCGCTGATGTTATTCAGCCGGGGCTGGTAGATGTGCATCTCGACCTCGGTCACGTCGTAGGCGATGCCGTAGTCGTTCAGCGCGCCCAGCGCGTAGAGCTTCATCTGCGGATTATCCTCCGCGCTGACGGGGACGCCTTGGCCATACTTGTAGTCGATGATGGTCAGCGTCTCGCCTTGGATGATGATGCAGTCGCATGTGCCGAAGCCGTCAGGCACCCAGGGGGAGAAGTCCACCCGCTGCTCCAGCAGCACCACGGCGTCGTCGCTCTTGGTCAGCTCCTGGATGTAGTCGGCGTATCCCCTGGCGCATTCCAGCATTTCGACAGTTACGCCGTCGTCGACCCCTTTGGGAAAGGGTGGGCCCTTCTTGGATTGTCCGCTGGCGACCCACTCCGCCACCTCATGGGCCAGAGTGCCCTCACGGGTGAACTCGGTGTCCTGGTCGGAGTAGGCTTCCGCCGCCACGGCGGAGGACGGGCAGGCCAGCCATCTGTGGGCGCTCGATGCGCTCAGCAGGGCATGCTCTCTGGTGCTGTGATCGTTCAGCTGTTCCATGTTCTACACCTCCTCACGGCGCCAGCTTGCAGGCCAGCACGCCAAGGCCCATATAGATGAAGTAACCGATCAGGAACTTGATAACGGCTTTCGCTTTCGCTTTTGCTTTCGGTGTCATTTGTTCAGCACCTCCTTGATGCCGCCGACGGTGTAAGCTCTCGGCTTGTGGTTATATTTGCAATAATCCAGTTCCAACGCCACGCCGGAGCTGAACCGCGCCGTGGGCGGAGGGAGGAACAGCACCGCATCCGCCGCGTCGATCATGGCGAGGTCGATGCGCATATACTGCTCGTTTGTCATGCCAGTGGGCAGCCGTGAAGGGCTAAGCGCGATAAACCCCGCCGCCTCCAGCTCGTCCTCTGCCTTCTCGAATGCTTCCCAGTACCGCTCCACCCCGGTGATGGAGCCGCTGATGTATACAACAGGTTTCTGGCTCATGCTCACCCCTCCAGCGCGGCCAGCTTCGCCATGACCTCGTCGCACTTATCGGTGGGGACGTCGGAAATTTTCCCGGCGTATGTCTGCACGATCTCGCGGACCTGCTGCTTCTTGCCTGCGGCGATCAGTCTCACAGCCGCCTGCTGGATATCGTTCGGGGTGTACTTCGCCGCCGGTTCGGGCTCAGTTGCTTCCTGCTTCGGTGCTTCGGGCTGGGCCTCGATGGCGTCGGCCAAGTCCTTGACCGTCTCAAGACACGGCCCGCAGTTCGGATGGCTTTCAAGGGCGGCGAGGATCTTGTCCAGTCTTGCACGATCCTCTGTGCACAGTTCGATGGTGATGTGGTTCATGCTTTCCTTTCCTTTCTTCTTTTGTTGTCTGCGATTATGAGAGCGACGGCCGCCTGCTCGATGGCTTTCATGCGGCGCGCGCGTTCCTCCTTGGTAAGTTCCGGCCGGTAGACGCGCACGATGGGCGCGGTATTTCCTGTTGATGTCATGGCTCTGCCTCCTCGTTCTATGTCTATTCGTGCCGGTTTGTCCCATATGTAAAGTTTCAATATTGAAACTTTACACTAAAAAAAATAAGTGTGCGCCTCGCTCAGCGGAATGTCTAACGCACCGCAGCTGGCCTCTATTTCCTCCCGGGTCCAGTCTCTTTTTCCGGTAAGTTTAAGGCTCACCGCGGCCGGACTGCGACGAATTGCCTGAGCAAACGCCGCTTGTGTGCCACATTTCTCACGGATGCGGCCGCGCAGTTTTGAAAAGTCCGGTGCGAATAAAATGCTCATGGTGCCCATCTCACGCTCACCTCCTCGGTTGTTTTAGTTTCAATCTTGAAACTTTATGGGACTATATTACTATGCCATTTTTACCATGTCAATATATTTTTTTGCTGTTTTGAAACAATTTATAATCATTTGTTGCACGGTTGCAATGCGATATGATATACTATGTACACAGAGAGGGGGTGGATAGAATTGGAACGTAAGGAAAGAGTAGCCACCGCAGCGCAGAGGATAAAAGAAGCCATGGACCTGGCTGGGAAGAACCAGGCAAGTCTCGCGCAGGAGACTGACCTCAGCAAGGGTACGATCAGCAAATACCTGTCCGGTAAAGTGGAGCCGCGCAGCCCTGCCGCCCACAAGCTCGCGGTCGCACTGAACGTATCGGAGATGTGGCTGTGGGGTTATGATGTCCCCAAAGTCAGAACGGCAGAACAAAAAAAGAACGACGCCATCGTGGACGTCGTAACAAAATTAAGGAAAGATGCAAATTTCTTTGAAGTTGTTTCTCTCTTGGCAAAACTGCCCGCGAACGATTACGCCAGCGTGGAGAACATTATTAGATCACTCGGCGGTCGCAAGTAGTTTATATATGAGGTCGAGCAAATCCATATCCGTGCAGTACGGAACCTGCTCCAGGATCAGCTGCTGCAGCTGTTGCACGCTCTGGTCTTGTGTTTGCATAGGCTGGCCTCCAGTGGTTAGAACATTTGTTTGCTATATTAGAATAGCAAATAATTTTCAAATTTGCAATATCTTACACAATAAACCCAAAAATCTGACAAATTAGGAGGCACTAACATGTGGCAACTGCCGCCAAACCTATCACCGGATGAAATACTTTTATACCTGAGAAAATCACAATCGGACGACCCGCTGCTCACCGTGGAAGAAACGCTTACCAAGCACGAGCAGATGCTGGAGGACTGGATCGCGCACAACTTACCCGGGCGGGGCAGCGTCCCGGAGGAGAACAGGTACCGGGAAGTCGTATCTGGAGAGACGATAGACAGCCGGCCGAAGTTCCTGGACCTGCTCCGCAGAATCGAATCCCCGAAAATTAAGGCAGTACTATGCGTCGAGCCACAGCGTCTTTCCCGCGGTAGCTTGAAGGATATAGGCCGCCTGGTCGAGTTGCTGCGCTACAGTAATACCCTTGTGTTCACCCGCCAGTACAATTATGATCTACGAGACGCGCGAGATCGTGAGTCCTTCGAGCGCGAGCTTATGCGGGGCAACGAATACCTGGAATATTACAAACGCATTCAGCAAAACGGCCGCCTGCTGTCCGTTCAAAACGGGAATTATCTTGGTACCAAGCCGCCATATGGTTATAAAAAAGTACATTATAAGGAGGGCAAGCAGGACTGCTACACACTGGAGCCGATCCCAGAAGAGGCCAGGATCGTCAAGCTAATTTTTGAAATGTATCGAGACGGTTATGGGTCGCATAAAATCGCCAAGACGCTGAACGAGATGGGCATAAAAACACAGCGCGGGAACAGATGGGGCGCCGAGAGCCTGACAAAAATGCGGAGAAATGAGCACTATATTGGCAAGGTTGTCTGGAACAAACGCCAGAATGTGCGCACCATAGAAAATGGTGAGGTGGTCATCAGCAGACCGGTGAGCAGTGAATATATGGTTTTTCCCGGAAAACAGCCGGCCATCATCGACCAGGAACTGTGGGACGCCGTTCAGGAGATTCGTGACAAGATACCACCCGTTAAAAATAAGGCGAAGTGCATCAACCCCTTCGCTGGGCTTGTCCAGTGCCGCTGCGGTTACTGCATGAGCATGCGCTGGTATAAGAGGAAAGACAAAACCGAGCGGGCTCCGTCGAGGTTACTCTGTACGAACCAGACCGACTGCGCCACAGCTTCCTGTCTGGTGTCCGAGATGACCGACGCCGTGGTGCGCGTCCTACAAGATGCTATATCAGACTTCGAGCTGCAGATAAAAAACAATGGTTCTGATGTCATCGAGCGGCACCGCCAGCTGATCGCCCAGCAGGAGAAACGGCTGGAAGAACTGAACAAGTTGGAGCTTTCCCAGTGGGACAAGTACACCAAGGAAGGCATGCCGAAACACATTTTTGACCAGCTCAATGCGAAGGTGCTGGAGGAAAAGGACGAAGTACAGCAGGCGCTCTGTGCCATGCGGGGCAGCTTGCCCGAGCCAGTCGACTATGAAAAGAAACGCACGCTATTCTCCGACGCCCTCGCAGTGCTCCAGGACCCCGAAGCGCCGGCGCTGGAAAAGAACATCCTTTTGAAAAAGTGCATTGATTCAATCACTTATTACCGCAAGAAAAAAGCAGGAGGGAACCGCCGCTGGGGCGATCCCGAGCCAATGGAGCTGGATGTGCACCTGAGGGTGTAAACCTCGCCCCGCAAGGCTCGGGCATATTATAACCCTTAATTGTTATCATCCGCGTTCTGATTCTTCTGAACACCCATGATAACAATGAGAAAAAGCAACAAAAAAGGCCCCAGCTGGGGCCCTTTTCCTTTGTTGGTCTTACTTTTTCGCCGGTTTTGCCACGGCTTCAAATGTGCCATTAGAGGCCAGGCTGACCACCACCGCGTTCACCACGCACAGGGCAGCTGCGTCCCATGTCATGACACCAGTGAAGAATGTGGACGCCAGCAGGATTACGAGCGCCACAGCGTAGCTGAACACCTGGGTGGGGATGCGGCTGATAAAGCCGATACCCTTGAGCAGCTGCGTCACCAAAGTGGTCGCCAGCGTTGCGCCGGCATAGGTTGCCAGAATAGACCAGTCAAAAAACTCGCTCATGATGTTTTCCTCCTTTTTAGTCTGCCGCTTTTTTGTTCTTGAACGTCTCCAAGTTCTTCAAACACTCGGACACGCGTCCATTCGCGCCGAGCTGCTTGAGCCCCACGAGGCTCGCCTCCACACCCTCAAGCAGCAGCTCAGTGCGCTTGTGGGCGTCCTCCTGCTGCTTGGCTGCCTTGCTCTGCTTCTTCAAAATAAGGCCCTCAATGAGGAGGCCCACCACGCCGATCACGGCCACCACGATGTCGCTGCTCATGCCAACACCTTCAAGCGACCGTAGTGGGTCCAGTTGCTCAGCGTGTCCACTTCGCCGGTCATACGGTTGTACGCCTTGCGGGAGAACCTGTCCGCCCACGGACGGAACACTACACCGTACTCGGCGCCGATGGCCTCGTAGACGCCGTCCGTGCCGATCACAGCCATGTGGCCCATGTCTCCGTCCGCATCCCTGCGGAACAGGATGTCGCCAGGGCGCACCTCATCCTTGCGGATCTCCTCGCAGTAGCCGCGCCACAGCCCCTGGGCGGTGGCATCCTTGACCGGCAGGAGGTGCAGCACCTCGTTGGCTTTGAAAAACAGACCGGAGCAGTCCTCACAGTAGATGGTGCGGCCAAGTGCTTCGGCGCGTTTGATCTCCTCCTCCAGCCACTCACGGCGGCCGCCTTTGAAGTACTTCGGCGCATCCGCCGCGCGGCTCGCCAGGTAGGAGCGGGTCAGCTTGTGCCCCTGGGCGCCGTAGATATAGTGGTCGCCCACCATCAGCCGCAGCAGCTCGGTCAGCTGCTCCACGACCTTCTCGGCGTACTTCCCGGTGCTGGGTGCGTTCGCTGTCGGTGCCTTACGCAGTGCCGCCCAGGTAGCGGGGCCAACGATGCCGTCATCATCGAGACCCTTTGCCTGCTGGAACTTGCGCACCGCCGTGTCCGTTGCCAGTCCGAAGATGCCGTCGTCGTCGCACTTGATACCGTGGGCGGTGAGCAGCTTCTGCAACTCCTTCACATCATCGCCCTGCATGCGCGGGCGTGCAATCAGTTTCAAATTTCTCGCCATGTCGATCTCCTCGCCTTCGTTGTCTTTTTCCGCAGGCTGCGGATCTCCCAGGTCGATGAAGCCATACCCGGTGTAGGGGTCACGCCCCTCACTCCGCAGGTCCTGCGCCAGGTTTTTCAATGCTTCATAAATCTGCGGTTCTGTCAAGTCGGGCCGTGCGCACATCAGCAGGCCGACCTTGCCGGCCACCTGCGGGCAGGCCATGGATGTGCCGCTGGCGACCATCTTCTTGCCGTCGTTGCCGATGCCTTCGACATTCCTGCCATGATCTGCAAAGTCGACCTCGTCGTGCCAAGTGCTGAAATACGCCCGGTTTCCATTCTCATCCAGAGCCGCCACAGTGATGGGGCTCTCGAAACAGGACGGGTACTCGTCAAGCACCTCGCCGCCATCGTTACCAGCTGCGCAGACGAACGGCACACCAGCGGCCACCACAGCGTCCACGGCGTCCTTGATGTCCTCCGCTCCGGTGCTCATGCTCATGTTTACCACAAGCCGCTGCCCCTGCTTCGCCCGACGGGCCACGTCCTCGCACGCTGCGACAACGTCCTGCGGGTAGGTTATCTTGTAGGACAGGATCATCGCCTCCGGACAGTATCGGAGAATGTTCTCTGCCACCCAGGTGCCGTGGTTCTTCTCATCCCCAGCGTCGCCTATGACATTCCCACGGATATCTCCCACCGGCTCCACGCCAGTGTCAAACACGGCGAAGGTGATGCCACGGCCCTTGATGCCGGCGGCGTGATAAGCCGCCCGCATCTGAGCATTTAAGTCTTTCACGTTCATGCCGTCTCCCATCCCGACGGATTCTGGTCCGGCGTCCACACGTTCGCGTCAATCAAGGAGCGCATGAGCACATCATCCCACCAGCCAAGCTCATCCTTTTGGAAAGCTGTGCCGGCGGTGATGACCGCAGGAATGATGCGGACGCCGTCTTTGTAGGCGATATCCTCCCACAGGGCGGGCGCTTTGTCGGGGGCATTTTCCGCCCTGTCCCACAGGTCGGCGGCCGCACGTTTCAATATGCCGTTCCAGTTGATTCGCGTGCCCGCCTTCACAAGGCTTCCGTCACCCTTCAATATGGGGAAGGCCGTGGGAAGGGTGGATGCGGTGACATCCGTGGATTCTTTTGTGATGTTCTCCATCTTTGCACGCCATGCGCGCGCTTGCGTAATCGTTCTGATCGCCATCAGACATCACCTCCTGTCAGAATATCGATGATTTGATAAGGATCGTCCCCGGCGGGTACGTCGTCGATGGTTGTATAGGTAAACGCGAGCTTCGCTTCTTCGCCGCTCATGTCCGCATAAGCCTCCACGATGCGGGGATTCCCCGCCGCATCCACATCGGCAAATGCCGCTTCGATGGCGGGCACACGCTCAAGCCATTCCATGCAGCCCCAGTTTTCAAGGCGAAGGCTTTCCGCCTCCTGTTCCTGCGGTCTCGTGTGCAGCCTTTGGCCTTCCGCCGTGTAGGAATAAAGCTGTGCACCGGTGGCTGCATCATAATAGAAACGTCTGATAAACATGTTCCATCCCCCCCCCCATCAATACACGATATAGTAAGTCCATGTGTAGCTTGAGCTGTTGTTGTACAGGTTGGACATCGTGATATTTCCGTCCCTGTATACGGCACTCGGCGTGAATGTTTCTGATTTTTCGCTGGAGGAATACTGACGAACACCCATCCCTGCCGTGGATGCGCCGTTTTCAAAGCCGCCGCATGCCGCCATGGCAAACAGTGTGTAGCTATATGCCTGAAAAAAACGGCACACGACAAAGGAAGGCTCTTTCGGGCACGGTATCACAACCGCCGACGGTTTTGCCGACAGCGTTCCCGATATGAATCCGGCACCGCTGCCGCCGATCGCATTTGTTCTGCCGATCATGCTCCGTCACCTCCAAACCAGTATGCGGGGAACAGTGATGTCCGCTTCCGGCAGTTTCGCCGCGTAAAGGTACAGGCCGCCTGCACAGGTTTCATTCACCGGTGCATAGTCGCCGCTCATCGCCTCCTCAAGGGCAAACACCACCTCCGCCGTCATATCCGCTGTCACGCCTGTAAGGGCAACCATCGCCCGGTAGGGATAATCCGCATAGGTGGTATCCGCCGCCCAGTTGTTTCCTGCAACGCTGACGGATGCAAAGGAAAGCTTTGCAGGCTCCGCACCGACCTGCGCGGCCGTTACCCCGTGCGGGTTGTTCTGATTGGTCGTGTGCGCGGTCAGGTCGTCGGCAGATGCAAAGCCCATCTCGCTCAAGTCGTGGCTGTGGTCCGCAGGCGCTGCACCGATCTGCTCCAATGTCACATTATGCGGGTTGCTCTGGTCTGCGGTGTGCGCCTCTAGGTCAGCCCTGCTGACTGCGCCGATCTGCTCCGATGTCACATTATGCGGGTTGTTCTGGTTGATCGTGTGCGCCTCCAGGTCAGTCCGCTCAGCTTTGCCCTCCAGTAGCTCCAGCACCTGCTCCACCAGGCTGGCAGGCGGTTCGGGTGGGGCCTCTGCGGCGCCGGTGATGGCGCCCTCCCACACGCGATAGGCCATCACCTCGGAGGTACGGGTCACGCCGTCCTTGGTGCCATATACTGCAAAGTAGAGCTGACCGGGGTCAACGAGAACCACCGACGGGATGAGACATTCCCCTGCAGCGTCAAGCGCCACACGGTACGGGTTCTTGATGTCACGATAGAACACGGCGACCTTGGCGAAGCCATCCCACATGGGGCAAAAATCCACATGCAGACGGTCCTCCTCGACGCCGCCGCTGGCGATCTTCGGGGTGTTCGTCAACCGCAGGCTCTGATCCACGCAGCTGACTTTTATCAATGTTTTCATGGGCTTTTTACCTCCTTTTTATCCTTTACCGACGGCCAGCCACTGGATGCCGGTCGCCGTCGTACCTGCGCGGGTCAATACGATGCCGATGCCCTCCAGCGGGTCTCCAATCACATCGGCAGTGCGCAGCACGCCCACGCTGATGCTCTCCGGCACGCTGGTGATGGGTGTGGCAAACACCAACGGCGCGCTGGTGTACGACCGGGAAAACTTTACCACCGCCGTCGTGGCCGTGTTCGCCGCACTCGGCGTGATGGTCACCACGCCCCACTGCAGCAGCAGGCCGTCGTGGGTGCGGTACTGCCCAGACTGTGAGCCAAGGCTCACCACCTTGTCCACTATGGGCCAGCCGAACTCGATGCCCTCCTGCTCGGAGGTCTTGCCGATGCCGAGGCCCTTGCCATCCGCCCGGATATCGAGCACCACCGCACCGGATGGCAGCTCTGTCGTGTAGGTACGCGAGGCACCGAACCAGTCCACCACCGTCAGCCGCAGGTCGAAGGCGTTGTCCGTGGTAAACGTCGGGCTGCTCGGCTTGGCTGTCGTGTTTGCGCTCAACGCCGAGCCGGTCAGCAGCGTGGTCCAGGTCGTGGCGGCGGAGGTCTTGTACTCCACCGTCATCGCCGCTGTGTTCTTCGACCCCAGCGAGGTCACGCTGTAGCGGTAGGCCACGGAGATGTGCTCCCCGTCCTCCGCCGGGTTGCCATCCGCATCGACGCGCAGCGCGCTGAAGGCTTGGATCTGCGGCGCGGCGTAGTCGAGCACCGAGACGGTAACGGTCTTTGCCGCGCTCCATCTGCCGCGACTATCCTGCGCCTGCACCTTCAAGGCCAGGCTGCCGGCGGATGTAAGCACCGCAGACGTCCAGGTCTTGCCCGTGTATGTCTTGCTCAGCAGGGTGGACTTGTATGCCTTGATGGTGGAGCCCTTGGCACCGGATGCCGATATATTCACGCTGAGCGCAGACTTGCCGCGGATGTACGCCCCGAACTGTGCGGCCAACCCTGCGGTCGCTTCTGCGACGGATACGGTGCCCACCGTAGGCACGACGCTGCTGGGGACTTTGGCGGTCAAATAGGCGTACTTGGTGCCGATGGTCTTGCTGCCGCTCTTGGTGATGCAGCGCAGCGTCATCTTGCCGCTGGTCGCGTTCGGGATGCTGCTGGCTTTGTCCGGCACGGTCCAGCTGTAGGCGCCGCCGGCTCCGGTCGTTATGCTCGTGTAACCGCTACCTGCAAAGGAATACGCCAGGTCGTGCGTAAAGCCGGAGCTCGCCCGCGGCAGCGTCACAGTCACCTCCGTGCCCATGTTGACGCTGGTCGAGGACAGGCTCGGCTGTGTAGCTCGCGGGATGTCGTTCAAGTTAATGGTGGCGCTGGCGGTGATCGTGCCGCGGTAGGTGCCGGAAATAGTGGCCCGCAGCTGGAACGTCGCGGAGATGGTAACGCTCTTGGAGCCGTCCGCATTGTGCGCGATGTTCCCGCTGGTCACTGTGGCCAGCTTGGTGGTCTTGCCGCCGCCGTTATTGATCGCCGGGGAATCCCATGTGTAGGTCGTGCCGGCGATGGTGGTGGTGCTGTCGTCTCGGGTGCCGATGTTAAGGCTCCAGCCGCTTGCCTGCACCAGGTACATGGTCGCGGTGATCTTGCTCGTGTTATTGGCCACGCTCTGCGTAGCAGACCAGTCAACGCGCAGCTTATAGTTGCCGCTCACCGCAGACCCGGAAAAAGATCCACTTAATGCCATATCACTCACCCACTCTCACGAGGGACAGGTTCCCATTGCCACGCGGCAACCATGCGAAGGCACCGACCCGCAGCGAGTGCAGGAAGTGGCCGTCCGTAACATAAAGCCGCTTGTTTGACAAGTAGGCCACCTCGGCGCCGTCGTCCAAGAAGCTGATGCGGTCGTTCTCAATGCGCAGCACCAGCTCGTTGCCGACCTCGCCCAGGACGATGTCCCCGTCCTCAAATCTGATATATTTTTCTATTGTCTCGAAGCGCGTGCGCGCCTCGGCGTCGTTCTCGTCCATGGTCGTCTCCAGCGTGGAGAACATGAACTCGAAGCTCTCCGCCAGCTGCGTCATGCTGGTGCTGACGATGCTGTCCACGTCCCCGTTGGTTGCATACTCCTGCGCGATCTCGGTGCGGATGGTCTCGCTCGTCTGCTGGATCAGCGAGGTGAGCGTGGCCTTTGTCTCCTCGATTGCCGCCGCAGTATCGCCGGCGTAGGTCGCGCGGATGTTCTGCTGCGTCCGCTGCAGCTGGCTCATGCTCCGCTTGTCACCTGCCGCATCTGCGCCTGTCAGCGTGGCCACGGTCTTGCCCAGCGTGACGGTGCCATTCCCGGGGTTTATCAGGTCATAGGTGCGGTCGGTCAGCAGGAAAAGGTCATCGACCCCGTGGGGCTTGCTCCTCACGCGGATGCGGTCGCCCACTCGGAAGGTGTCGATGTTCTTGTCCAAGTCGGACAGGTCGACGGCGGTCAGCGTCAGAGACGTGAACATCATTTTGCTATTGGCCAAGTACTGCTGCGCCTTGGCCAGCAGGTTCTCCGGCAGGGTGATATCGTCCCAAACGACCGGCTTGGCAATGACGCCCCGAAGGGCCACTGCATCGTAATCCTGCAGGAAGTCCAGGCCATTGTTCACGCTCTCGATGTTGACGCGCTCGCCGGTCGTTTCATCCTTCGCACCATAGGGCACGATGACCGTGGCGAGGTCTGCGTTCTGGCTGGATCGGGCAAAGTCGAGAAGGTTCTCCCCGAACTCGATCACCTGCCCGCTCTGGTACTCCAGGTCGGCGTACCAGTTGACCACGCGCTCGCCGTCGGTGTTTGTCGTAAAAACAAGATACCCGCCGACGCGCTCCACCAGCTTGTCCAGTACGTCAGATATCTGCTCCGCGCTCTCGCTCTCCAGTCTCACATAGTTGTTCGGATCGGTCGCCGTAACGGTGCCGGCCTTGAACTGTTTGAACGGCTCCACCTGCGCGTTGTACAGGTCGATAAGGTTTTGAAAGATAACGGTCGGGCCGTCCTGGAAAAGGTACGGCCGCATGACAGCATCCCGGAAGAAGCACCGCTCACCCTCACAGGTAATGGTGCGTCGGTTGTAGTAGTCGTCCGAAGGATACAGCGCACGGCCTCGGAACAGCAGCACACCGTCGCGGTAGATGGTCACGACGGTGCGGTAGCTTGTATACACGTTATAGGCAGGATGGTGTGGCGGCATCACGATGGACGCCGTGCCACCCACATCGACCCCCACGGTGACGGTCAGACCCAGCAGGCTGTAGTCCTCCAGCCTGCTGTCATAGGCCAGAACGTCGTCGGCAAAAATCTGGATCATAGCACCGCCTCCCTATAGGTGAAGGTCAGCACACCGGTGCCGCTATAAGTCAGTTCTGCACCGCCCTGGTTCAGCACCAGATCCGGCAGCTGATACGTCCCTGCGCCAAGCACCCAGGACGCCGCCTCGTGCGCCAGGTTGACCTCTGCGTTCTCTCCGCTTATCACAAGGACAGGAACTACGGACCGGCGGCCCTCGTTGCCCAGACGGGCAATTTGAGCCGATTCCGTGGCAGTCAGTTCCACGACCGTCTCGTGCTGGTTATACCGCCACGGGTCGCAGATGGCCGTCACTTCCACCGCTGCGTGGGCGTTGTCGTTGTACAGCCGCTCCACATGCATGCGCCCAGTCACATAGTGCCAGGGGTCGTCGGGCAGGATAATATCCAGCCGCCAGCCGTCCAGCCAGTTCACCATCGTGTTGATCGTGGTCTCCCTGTCCAGCCGGGTGCCTTCGGAGCACTCCAGCCGCGCCATCAGCGTGCGATTCTCATACCGTGGCACGCCATCGGTCAGCACGGTAGAGACGTCAAGGTCGCCATCCCTTCCGGGAACGGCGACCATGTTCTGCCGGTACATGGCCGCACTCAGCTGCCACTCGCAAAGCGTCCAGCGGCCATTTACCGCAGTGTCATAGGTTCCAAAGATTATTTTGCGTTTTTCCATTTACAGCGCCCCCCTTGCTGCCAGTGCACGCCGCTGGCCCAGCACGCTGTCATAGCGCGCCGCCGTAGCACCCACCAGCTGGTCGCCGTCAAGCATAAGCACCTGGCCGCGCTCAACTGCGGCGAGGATCTGCCCCAGCACGCCGGTGTAGCTCGCCGCGCTCTGGGCAGCCTGGGTCTGCCGTGCCGTCTCCTGGGCGGTGATGCTCCGCTGCACGCGGTAGCCAGCAGCACCGTCTGCTCCGTCGTATTCGTCCAGAATGGCGTCCACCTGCTTGCGAGCGGCCTGCTGCACGCTCTTGGTGGATTGCTCCAGACCGATCTCGGCGCCCTCACCCATGTCGGCGCCAAGCGCCATGGTCTTGCGGGACGGGCTGTGACTGTCTGCCGCGCCTCGCATGGTGGCGATGATGTCCGCCACTATGCTCCGCGCCTTGGAGAGCAGGCCACCGCGCTCGGATTCCATACCAGCGGCGATACCGCCACCGATGTCATGGCCTACACCGTTAGCGTCCGCATAAGCGTTAGCAAAGGCATCCATGGCCGCCTCATAGTCCGCCTCGGCTTCTTTGACCATTTCGTCCGTGTACCCTTCGATGCCGGCTTCAAAATTCTTTTTTGTGTTCTCGGCCTCGATGCCAGCTTTTACAGCTTCAAGCTCCAACGCGGCAATAGCGTCCTGCGTGGCTTCGTCCACATCATCGGAAAACTCGTAGTATGCCTCGCCCTTCGAGCGGAGAAGTTCCACGGCTCTCTCATAATTTCCCTCCAGAGCCGCCGTCTGTGCTTCCTCGTAGTTGATGATCTCCTGCGTGTTCTCGCCAAAGGCCGCCGCGGCTTCATCTCGGGCGGCATCGAGTTCGTTAAGTTTTTCCTGCTCACGCTGCGCGGCAAGTTCTACCGCGTACACCTGCCCGTTTAATAGGTCGTAGCGTCGGTCGCCTCTGGTTATCTCTCCATCAAGGAGCATCTGATCCAGTTCTGCCCGGCGTGCGGCTGCTTCCGCCACCTTTTCCGTGGTCACGGCAAGCTGCGCGTCGTACTCCTGCTGGGCGAGCTTGAGATTAGAAAACGCGACCCGCTCAGCCTCGATGGCTGCGATATAATCAGCGTTGTGCGCTTCGAGCAGAGCGTTCGCGGTTTTCGACGCGATGACCGCGTCAATGTTGTTTTTCAGCTCAGAATATTTCTGGATGACGCCGTCCGTCATGGTGTACTCGGTGCCCAGCGCGCTGTTCAGTTCGCCAAGAATGAACTGGACGCGGGCCTGATCTTTTGCCTGCACTTGGCCGCTGGCATCAGCCAGGCCAAGAAGTTCATTTTTTAGGCTTGTGATGTGCCCCATCTGGGCGCCAATGCCCGCCGCGATCTCGTCCGTGGCGGCTCGCTGGTCACGCAACGCCGTCGCGGTTTCGTTTGCCTGCTCCATGAGCGCCAGGTCGGCCTCGGACAGCGTCAACGTGTCAGTCGTCGCATCCTGCACAGATTTTCCGTATGCGATGATGCCGACCACTGCGGCGCCCACCAAGGTCGCAAGCAAGCCCCAAGGCGTAGCGGCCATGGCGAGGTTCATCAGTTTCTGCGCGGCTTCGGTTGCGAGAAGCGCAGCCTTAAAGCCCTTTTGTGCGATCTCCGCCACAAGTACCGCGGCCTTGTATGCCACGATGGCACCGGTAACAGTGCCAAGCGCGCCCACAATGGTGGGGATATTCGAGGACACCCAGTTGCTCACATCACGAAGGGCAGGGATAAATGTCCCGCGCAGGTAGTTCGCCACGTCTTTCAGCGGCTTTTCTGCGCTCTGCAGCAGCTCTGCGCCGAGCAGTTTCACGTCGGTTACGACCGGTTCAAGCTCCCCGCCTACTTTTGCAAGCGCCTCGTTCCATTCGTCCGTGGCCTGGTTGGCTCGGATAATTTCCCGGTTAGTCGTTTTATATTCTCGGGCGGCGTCTTTGTAGAGACCCGTCAAGGTTTCGGTGATGAGCGCCTGGCGGTCTTGTGCGTCCGTGCAGGCGTCCAGCTTTTCCTGGAACTCCTCCTCGTTCACACCTGCCCAGTTGAGCGCATCAGCGAGGCCGCCGGTGAGCTGTCCGGTTCGGGATGTCTCGTTAGCCGCCTCGGTCAGGTTCTCGATGGGCAGCGAATCGCCGAAGGTAGCAAACACGCCCGTGCAGATCTCGGTCCACTTCCGCAGGTCCATCTCATTGTCGACCAGCTTCGCCAGATGGTTCGACGCTTCCACCGCCTGGTCAGTCTCGCCGAGGATACCGACCAGCTCCTTGTAGGTCTCGGTCGCCGCCTCGGAGCTGTGGCCGGCAGCCTCGAAGGCTGTGCTCAGCTTGCCCATCTCGGTGCGGTACTCTCTGGTCGATTCGACCACGGCAACGATGGCAGCAGCAGCCGCAGCAGCTGCGGCAGCGGCAGCAGTCAAGGCTGTGCTCAGTGTACCATCCAGCGCAGAGCCAAGCTCCTCAGCTTCGCCCTCTGCCTCGTTGGCGCTGTCGCCCATTTCGTCCACGTTGCCCGCAGCGTCGTCTGCCTCGGCGCCGAGCTTGTCCACCGCTTCGGCGGTTTCGCGGGCTGCTTTTTCGTAGCCCTCCATCTTTTGCGTGGTGGCGATGATCTCCCGCTGCAGCTCGCGGACCTGTTCCTCAGATGCTTCGCCCTTCCGGAACTGCTCCTGGACCTGCCGCTCGGCTTCCTCCAGGATCTTCAAGCGCTCCGCGGTGTTCTCTACCGCCTCCGCCAGTACCCGCTGTTTTTGCGCCAGCAGGTCAGCGTTGCCCGGGTCGAACCGCAGCAGCCGGTTGATCTGCCCCAGCTCGCTGCTCAAGTCTTTCGTCCGCTTGTTTACGTCCTGCAGAGCCTTCGCCAGGCTTGTGGTGTCGCCGCCTATTTTTACGGTTAAGCCCTTAATTGTGCTCGCCATCGGTGCCTCCTTCCCGTCCAAATTGTTCGCGCAGTCTCTTGCGGTCCGGCGTCGTCTGTTCCATTCTCCAGGCGTTGTTCAAGTACTGCCGCCCCGTCTCGGTGCGGTCCAGCGAATGGATGTAGGCGTCCCGGCGCAAGGTCAAATACTGCACCAATCCCAGCTCGCCGATCTCCCGGAAGTTTAGACCGGTATACTCAGCGACCAGGTGCCGTAAATAGGACGGTATATCGTATTGATGCTCCCCCACTCCACCCTTTTCGGCGTATGGGTAGTAGGGGAGCCTCAGTTTTTTGCGCGTTCAACGCCGCGAAGAAATGCGACGTACTCCTCGTAGAATTTGTAAAGGTCATCTAATGACAGCGCATGCACGGCCTGGAGGTCGTCCACTGTCACGGTGTGGCCTTGCAGGTTGCGGCTGATGACCGCAGCGGCGACCGCATACACAGGGCCGGTGCTCTCGGTCAGACCATCCGCCACTTCTTTCAGCGCCGGAAGAATCTCCCGGATCTTGTCTGCCAGGTCGACGGTGGGGACGCAGATGTGCAGCACAATCCGCTGGCCATCTGCTCCGCGCAGCGCCATCGGCATGGTCGGCTGTCTGTTGCTATAAAAATCGAGCATATAAGTCACCCCTTAAAAAATAGCAGCGGGGCATGGTAGCCCCGCTGTGTATCCGCCCAGCAGGTTACGCCGCCGGGATCTCCTCGATCAGTTCGATAAGCGTGCCCGCATCGTCGTGCGGCATGGCCTTGAACTCAGGCTCGACCACGGTGCCCTCATCCGCCGCAAAAGTAAGAGTGAAGCCGGCGGTGTTGAGACCCTTGATGAGCACCCAGAGATTGCCGTCGGTCTTGTCCTCGTACATGAAGCAGATGGCATAATAGCCGCCCTGCGCGTTGCCGGCACCGCCGATCTTGGTGGTGCGCTTGCCGCTGACTTCGGTGGTCTGGCAACGGTCGACCAGCTTCGTCAGCGTCTCACCGTTCCAGGTCAGCAGGCCGCAACGGAGGAGTGCTTCCTCGTTGGTGGTGATGATCTTGGAAACATAGCCGAGGTCGTCTTTCTCCTCGTAGGTCTCCTGGGTGTACTCGACAGCGGCGCCGCCCTTGATATAGCCCAGGAGGTTGTCATCCGTGCAGATGGTGTCCACGGTGGGCATGGTATCAGAAAACGCCTGGACGTAAATCTTGCCGCTGCCCAGCGTGATCGTCTTTTTATCTCTCTTTGCCATTTATTATAGCCTCCTTTTCTCCCTGTAGGTGATGCTGTACACCACCTGGTACCGCTGCTCGGTCTGCAGCCAATACCGGTCCTGTTTTGTCCATTGCAACCCTGCCGCAGTGATGGCTGCCTCGATAGCAGCCTCCGCCACGTCATCCGGCTGCGCCTCGTAGACCTCGATGTCTACGTCGTGCGTAAAGATACAGGGCATCCCGTCCGGGCCGTCCGTGGTGATGTGGTCCAGGTAGACCGCATAGGTGGCCGGCTGGGGTCCTGTATACCGTGCCCGCCGATAGGGAACACCGGCGGCGGTCAAAATTTTATTTACCATTTTGCAGCACCTTCTTTATCTCAGCCTCGTATTCCGGAAGCACCTTGGCCATGGCGTTATGCAAGAACGGGTCTGATCGTGTTCGTCCGCCGTCCTTGGTTGCGTGGCCGTGCACCAGCAGGTGAGTGAGCCTGAGCTCCGGTGCCTTCACATACCAGGCGTAAACGTTACCGTAGGGGTGCGTCTCCACTTGGCCGCTCGTGATGCTGCTCCGGAACTTGCCGCGGTCACCGACAGGCGCGGACGACCGGGTCTCCTTGGCGATTTTCTGCACTGCCTTGAGACCTGCCTTGTTCATGCCCTCTGTGACCGCTTTGCTGTACACGGTCAGCTCCTGAGACAACGCCGCCCCCAGCTGGGACGGGTCCACGGTCCTGTTAGCCATAAGCCTCACCCGTCAGGCGGACCGTCAGGTGGTGCTCCATGTAGTCGTCGTAGTCCAGTATGTTCAGCGCCTGCCCGCGGTAAATGATCCGATGGGACTGCGGCGCCCAGCGTACTGCCTCCAGCTTTTTACACCATCGCACCACAAAAGTGAGCCGCGGGTGGAACTGCTCCGCGCCGGCAGCGAAGGTCTCACCGCCGCCTGCCCGGTTCACTTGCAACGCATGCAGGAGCAGCAGGTCTGCCCACTCCTCCGTCTCGGGGTCCTGTTTCTGGATGATGAACGGGAAGTAGCTCACGCCTCCACCCCCTTGGCGGTCGCAAGCTCCAGACGTAGCTGCAGCTCCATGTCGGCCACCTGGCGGCGGACTGCACCGCTCACCTTCGCGGACAGGCCGCGCTGGCTGTACAGGTCCTCCATGTAAATCAGCACCAGCTCACCCACACGCGGATCATCGGGGAGGTACGTCAGCACATCCTCACCCACCGCACCAAACAGCACCCGCTCCGCGGTAGCCAGAGCGCGCGTCACGTTTGCGCTGGTGACTTCGTCCTCGTAGTCGATGCCCAGATACTGCAGGGCTGCTTCAAGTGTCGGCATACGCGCTCACCTCCTTAAAAGTAGGCAGGGCGATGAAACCCACCGCCCTGCCTGGCATCCTTACGCCTTGACGGTAGCGGAGAAGCTGCCGTAGATGTAGGCACTGGTATCGGTGCTCATCACGTCGAAGCCCTCGATCACGCGCAGGCAGTTCTGGTTCTTGTTGAACAGGAAGTGCTCAGAGATGGCAAACTCCAGGTTCTGATGCTCCACAAAAGTGGCGCCAGCCTTCACGTCGCCGTAGATGAGCGGGAAAGCGGTGCCGCTGATGTTGGGGAGCTGCGCGTCGGGGAACACATGAACGGGCAGACCCTGGAACAGCTTCTGGGTAGGATGCGCAGGGTTGGGCTGGAGAACAGGACGGCCGTCAGCGTCCTCCTCCTCATCCAGTGCCGCGAAGCCGCTCTGGTTGGTCACGATCACGCCACCGAGCAGACAGCTGGGGTCGAGGTCCACGTTGATGGACTTCTTGAGGGCTTTCCAACCGGCCACAGCCTTCGGGGTGCCGCCGTTATAGCCTGCCTTGAGCGCGCCGAAAATAGCGGCGTTTTCAGAGAGCACCGCGTTCTTGATGAACCAGCGGTTCAGGTAGTTCATGAGGCTGGCCTTGGCCGCACCGAGAAGGATGCGAGACACAGGGATCAGCTTACCCTTCCACTTGATGGCGAACTTCTTGAGCACGAAGCTGATGCCGGTCTCCTCAGAGATGGCGTCGCCGTCATCGAAGTCAGCAAGGCCAGCAGGCACACCAGCCTCATAGGTCACGGAACCGGCCAGCGCGTCGGTGGTCTCAACAGTGACCAGGCTCTTGGCGCTGATGTAGGTCTTGCGCAGCTCGTTGATCTCAGCCTTTACGTCCTCGGGGACCAGGTAGGTCTCGCCGTTTTCGGAGTTGGTGCCAGAGATGAGAGCGGTCTTTTCGCGGTCGTCAAGCGCACGGCGGTGCATCAGCTTGGCGATGAGGCCGAAGCCGTCCACCTTGGTGTCCTTGGCCACCTGCTCAGTAGGTACGCCGGACTTTGCCTTTTCAGCCATGCGAGCCTCAAGGTCGTACTCCTTCTGGAGTTCGTCGATTTTGTTGAGGGTTTCCTCGGCCTTGGTAAGGTCGCGGCCCTCGCCCTCAGCCATGTAGCCCTGGGCAGTCTTGGTCAGATCCAGGATCTGGGCCTGGATTTCACGCATTTTCTTATTCATGTTTTTGCTCCTCCTTTATAGTCTCAATGTTTTGCGCGGGTCGCAGCCAGTCGGGCACGCAGCCCAAGCAGGTGCGCCTGCTCTTTTTCCTTCGTATCATCCGCAGGGGCGGGATCTTCTTCCGCCGATGCGTAGACCGTCTTGCCGGTGTAGCTCTTGCTCACGCCCGCCGCTTTCTGTGCAGGGACGGCCACCAGGCTAAACTCGTAGGCGTCCTTGGCACCCGCCAGGGTGAAGGTGCAAACCTGCGCGCCGCCTTCCTTCTCGTAGGACTTGCCGGGGTAGTGCCTGCAGTAGTTCTTCGCGTTGTCCGTGCCGCAGATGCTGCAGATGGAACTGGACACCGCACAGCCGACGCTGCCCTCGCGCTTGATGCCGCCCTTGATCTCGGCGATCAGGTCCTTGTTGCCCTCGGTGCGCACCATGTAGCAGTGCGCCACCAGCTGGGTGTAGGGTTCACCGGATGCCGTCACCTTCTCGCTCTGCACCAGCTCCGTGGCGTAGATGCGCGCCACCTGGTCGTTCGCGTTCCAGCTGTGGTTCTTGATGACCGTCTTGCCCAGAAACAACTTTTTCAGATCCTGCAGCGCCTTAAAGCTGAACCGCTCGAAGTCGCGGTCTATCTCGTTGTCACACAGCACGGCCTTGAAGGTGAACACGTCCGCGGCTTCCAGCGGCTCCAAGGTGTGCTTGTTGATCTCTTTCAGCTCCTCAGCCGTGACCTCATGGGTACCCAGCTGTGCAGCCTTGTAGATCATCCCAGCAACTCCTGCAGCGTGTTCCGGATTGCGTTCGTTATCCATGCTTTCTCCTCCTCTCTTGCCGTAGTGCCGCCGGCAGACTGTCCGGTCTGGCCGGCTGTATACTGAGACCCCGCATACTGCACGGGGATCGCAGCGCCATTACCGAGCAGCGCATCGCCGCCATCCTTGTGGGGCAGGTCAAGCTGCTCTCGCGCCTCGTTGGGCGTCATCAGGAAGCTGCTCACAGCGGTGGACAGCGTGGAGATTTTCGTCTGCTGATCCGCGCGGAGAAGCACCGCCGTGTTAAATTTGGCCACCATGCCGGCCGCCGCCTCGGCGTCGGTCAGTAGCTTCCAGCTCAGCTCCTCCTCATACTGCTTGATGTTAAAAAGCAGCGTATCAATGAGGAAGGAAAGCTGCTGCGCTTCCGCGCTTGCGTAGCTGTTCTTGGTGTAGTCGCCCACCTGGTTCGGCTTTACGCCGAAGGCCGCGGCGATCTGCAGCGCGCTGTACTGCTTGACCTCCAGGAACTGGCTGTCTGCCAGCTTGAGGCTGAGCGGGGTCAGCTGCATGCCGAGCGGCACCGGGATGATGTTCTCGATGCCCTTGGCCTTCATCTCGCCCTTGGCGTAGGCTTCCATGCCGCGGGTCAACGCTTCGACGCTTGCGTCCTTGAGGTTGCCGGTGTACTGCAGCACGGCCTTGGCGGTCATGCCGCTGTCGTACATCCTATTGACCATCTTCTGGGCCTTGATGTTGCCCTGGATGGTGCTGGCAAGCTGCTCCCTCACAGAGACG